CTATTGGCAAGATTCCTTGTGTAATTCTTTACAATCAAAGATCACCAATGCGAGGTTTAGGAGTTTCTGATTTAACTGACATAGCTGATTTACAAAAATCTATTTACAATGAACTATCTGAGATTGAGCAAATTATTAGAATATCAAATCACCCATCATTAGTTAAGACAAGAGATACTGAAGCAGTCGGTGGTGCAGGTTCTATTATAGAAATTCCTGACAACATAGATGCAAACTTAAAACCTTATATGCTACAACCAAGTGGAAGCAATTTAGATGGAGTATTAAAATCTATTGCACATAAAGTAGAAGCAATAAATAGAATCTCTCATGTTGGGGCTATAAGAGCAACTGGTGAAAGAGTACAATCTGGTATTGCACTAAGAACTGAATTTCAATTATTAAATGCAAGACTAGCATCTAAAGCAAAGTTAATGGAATTAGCAGAAGAACAAATTTGGAGACTGTTTGCTCTATGGCAAGAAACAGTATTTGACGGAACAATAGAATATCCAGTTACATTTGATATTAGAGATTGGGCAACTGACTTAGAATTATTACAGTCTGCCAAAGCTTCTAATATTAAATCAAGTACATTCACAAAAGAACTAGATAAACAAATTGCAAGAACTGTAATTGAAGATGATGAAATGCTTACAACAATAGATCAAGAAATAGATGGTAATACAGTAGCATTAGGAGACTTTCCACAAACACCGGTAACTATACCAACTATTTAATTAATTTATATTAGTAGAGACGTGTTCTGGTTTATAAAAACCAATTCTATTTAATGAATGATTAAAAGCTTTAATTCTTTTGTTTGTAAAGCTAACAATATAACCTTCAGTCCAACCTTTAATATCTGATCTCCACAATGAAACTCTTTGATTTGTTTTCATATTCATTTTTAGTATATTTATACAAAATCATAGTTTATAAGCAATAGGAACAAAATAGGAACATGGCACAAGATTTATTACAAGAATTACAAGATATAAGAGCAAAATATGTTTTGACGTTGGAGAGAGAACATCAAAAATTATTATCTGATTCTTTAAAACAATTAGAAACAAGAGTAATTCAATCTGTATCAGAACTACCTATAAGAGATGGTGCATTATTTAATACAAGACTTGCAATAGAAATAAGACCAAAACTACAACAAGCTATTGAGGAACTTTACTTAGCTAAAGTTCAAACATTTATTAAAGACTACGATAAAGTAGCCGGTACTATTGTAGCTACTTATGGTAAGCTTCCAATACCAATAGAGTTCAAAAAAATAACTGAAGCAGATTTAGTTACTATTCAACAATTAAAGAAGATTGCATTTAGTCAATTCCAAAACTTAGCAACTGAATTTACTAACACATTAGCACAAGAAGTTTATCAAAGCACATTAGTTGGCAAACCATTTTCTGAAGTTGTAGACACAATCAGAAGTAAAATTAATGGAATATACCAACAAGCAGATGATAGAAAAAGACAAGAACTTGTTAATTTTGCACAAGACCAAATCGCAAAAGGCAAAACAAATACAGAAGATTTTAAAACAGCAGTAGATGAACTTAAACAAACTTATGGTTCAACAGTTACCGGTAATAATTTATATTCTTATTCATCTCAAATAGTAGGTGATGCTTTAATGGGATTTGATGGACAGTTTGCAAAGTTTAGAGCAGATGAATTAGGATTAACTTCTTTTATTTATTATGGTTCTATCATTAGAGATAGCAGGGACTTCTGTGTTGAACACGCAAACAAAGTATTTACTGAAGAAGAAGCAAGAGCATTATGGCAAAGTGATTGGCAAGGTAAATCTGGTAGCGACCCATTCTTAGATAGAGGTGGATATAATTGCAGACATCATTGGCAACCAACAAGCACAGATTGGGGTACTGTAAATGAAGATGGTACTTTTAAATACACATTAGAATAGAACATTTTAGCAACATACTGTTGCATTTTTACAATTATCTTGATAATTGATAACAATAACAATATAGAAGGAGAACAAACAATGAACGACCAAGTAAAAGTAGAGTCGGTTGAGAAAACAGTATCTCAGAACAATACTGGAGTAAACGAAGTTTCAGAATCAACTGAGAATAAAGTTTTTACTGCCGAGCAGTTAGAAAATATAGTTCAAAGAAGATTAGACAGATATAAAAAATCTGTATCAAATAAACTTGATGGCATAGACATTGAAGAAGCTAAAAAGTTAATTGAAGAAAAGAAACTTAAAGAACTAGAAATCGCAAAACAACGTGGCGAGTTTGATAAAGTTCTGAAGGAGACAGTATCAAAAAAGGATTCAAAAATTCAATCGTTGGAGACTGAATTAAAAAGGATTCGTATAGACGAAACTTTAGTCAATGTAGCTAGTGGAATGAAAGCTGTTAAACCAGCAGAAGTTAAACAACTACTAAGATCAAATGTTAGACTTAACGAGCAAGGTTCTGTTGAAGTTATAAACGAAGATGGAACTCCAAGATATTCAGATAGAGGTGAACCAATGTCAGTAAATGATTTGGTAGCCGAATATTTAAAAAACAACCCACATCATGTTTCTTCATCACCTAGTGGTGCAGGAAGCAGAAGTCAAGTTGGTGGTGCAACTCCTAAGCAATTAAAAATTGGTGATCTTGATTTAAGTAATCCAAATGACAGAAAATTATATTCTGACTTAAGGAAACAAAGAGATCAGGGTTCTTTTAAAATGAAACTAACAACTAACAATAACTAAAATAAAACAATGGCAAATGAAACAACAAGTTCAACATTAAGTGAACTTTTTACAAATATAACACAAGAAGCTATCTTTACATTTCAAGAAACATCTGTAATGAGACCACTTGTAACAACATACCCAATCGTTGGTTCAGGAAAAACAATAGAAGTTCCTGTGTACCCAACAATTTCAGCAGCAGCAGTAAACGAAGCTACTGACTTATCAAACACAGCAGTAAACCCAACATCTGTAACTATCACAGCTTCAGAAATTGGTGTTATGACAACTCTTACTGACTTAGCTAGAGATTCAGCTAGTCGTAATGTTGGTGCTGACATAGGTAAATTATTCGGTGAAGCAATCGCTAAAAAAGTAGATACTGATTTAGCTGGTTTACTAGATGATTTCGCATCTGCATCAGATCAAGGTGGTGCTGGAACAGAACTAACAGCAGACTTGCTTTTCAAAGCACAAGCTATTTTAAGAAGTGCAAACGTACCTGCACCTTACTATGCTGTGTTTCACCCAAAAGCGACTTTCAATTTAAAGAAAACTTTAACACAACCAGCTTATGCTAATGCTACTGGTGGTGCTATTTCTGATGTTGGAAATGAAGCTTTATTAAATGGATATATCGGCAGACTTGCTGGTATTGATATTTTTGAAAACGCAAATATCGCTATTGATGCTTATGATGATTCATTCGGTGCAGTATTTCACCCAATGTCAATCGGCTTAGCATTAAAAGAAGATTTCAAAGTAGAAACTCAAAGAGACGCATCTCTAAGAGGAACTGAAATTGTAGCATCAATTACATACGGAGTAGGTGTATTAAAAGACACTTACGGAGTATCTGTAAAAACTGATACTGCTCTTTAATTAGTTTAACTTGGTGGGGTGTAAAAGCCCCATCAACCAAATATTACTATGGCAAATTTTACAGTAGATGCAGATTTAACTTTTTATCAACCAGATATTCTTACGTTTGGTATTGCATCATTCACAAGTCCAAATGATTACCACGCACAAGCAAGAGCAGATATAGAACGAGATTTAAGAATAAGATGGTTTCCTATTTATTCAAAAGAAACTTATAGAGATATTTCAATATTAAACACAACTGAAATGGACGCAACATTATTAACTGATGCACAATTTAAAAGAGCAAGTGTTTATAAAGTAATTGGTTCTTATGCTTGTCCACAATTAACTAAATTTAATTCAAATGATAACCCTGATAGATTCCAAGTTATGATGAAACATTATCAACAAATGTATGCTGATGAATTTGAATCTATTTTAAGAGATGGTGTTGAGTATGATGCTGATGATTCTAATACAATTATCAATGCAGAAAAAGCACCTTATCATAGACTTAAACTAATTAGATGAAATTAACTGTTGAAGATAATTCATTACAAGTTGCTAAGAACTTTGAGAAACAAGTAAGAGAACAACCACAAATAGTTAAGACTGCATTAGGAAGAACTGCTGAGTTCTTAATGGGTATTATTAAACAAAGAACTACTAGAGGTCAAAATGCAGATGGTAATTCTTTTCCACCTTATACAGAAGCTTATAAAACATTTAGAAGTAATGCAGGGCGACAAACACAGTTTCCTGATTTAACATTCTCAGGTCAAATGCTATCTAACATTACACAGAAGTCATCACCAACAGAAGCTATTATTTATTTTGCAAACAAATTCCAAAACACTAAAGCACTAGGCAATCAGAAGAAAAGAAAATTCTTTGCTATTGGTGCAAGAGAGATACAACCTATTATGAATGTATTTATGAAAGAATATAACAAACTATCTAAAATCTAATGAGCAAACGAGAAGATATAGCATCTAATATTATTACAACAATTTCAACTGGCACATCTCCTATAACTTTAAAAAAAGTTACTAGAGAACCTTTTAATGTTGATGAGTTATCTGAACAACAATAT